TGGCGCATAACCCAGTTGGCAAAAATACGCGACTGGTTGTCTCACAACAAATCGCAGGTGAAGATCCGGTCGATGCCTATATCGAAGAACTGGTCGCAATCGGGCTTCATACTCACGACACGGTCAATTCTTCGAAAAAGATCGACGAACACGATCTCGCTCTCTTGACTGAACACGCTCGGTCGATATCCGCGCTGCTTCCTGAACTAGATCATATTTCTCGTCTTCTGAAACCTCTCCAAAAGCGGTCATAAGAACCGATAGGGCAATCTCAAAGTCGGCATTCGGTGGCATGTCCCTTGCGAGCATGTGGACAACATGCAGTTTCTCGGCCGCGTCCGCGATCAGCTCTGCTGTGATCTTTCCACGCATATCGTTGTCCTTGTTTATTCCGGCCATTCGCTCTCGATATCAATTGCTTCAAGCGCGGCATCGTCTGCGGCCGCCGCAATGGCATCCTTGAGTTCCCAGGACCGCGCGTAGTGCAGCGCGCCCCATGCCGCCATGTTCAGCAGGACATTCAGGCCATCCGCATAGGACAGCACGATGTTGAAATTGTCCTCGGTGCGGAAGTTGGCACCCATGACCGCACCGGCCTCGCCGGCAACAGCGGCGGCATAGGAGGCCTGGCTGACCAGCCAGTTGGTTCGATCATGGATGTCCCGCGTCTGCAGAGCCTTGACCCCGTGCGGGGCACCAAAGTCATACGGGTAACCAGCGGTGAGCTTGGCGTCGAGAAGAGCGGACACCGCATCGCGTTTGGCGGCCTTCTTGTGGTCTATCGTGAGGGACCGAAGCGCCGCGAGTTCGGCGATCTCCTCGACCGTCATGTCCATCTCAACGCCGTCGACGAGTTTCTTCATTGTTTGACCCTCAGAAGCGTGAACTTGCTGCCGACGGCGAAGAGCGTGCCAGTCACGGGGATGATCCGGATCGCGTTATCGGCTTCTGCGGCCGTTCTAATTGCTCGCAATACTAGGCCTTCGGCATTCACGTCTGTGACCCCGTTGATGCGGAGCGACTGGATGCACACGGTTCTGCACACCGAATTGCCGAGCCCATAGAATTCGAGCTCGACATATCCGATTTTCGTAGCGGCGGTGTTGCCTGGAACTGTAGGTCCGGCAGCGGATGCCGTGTGTGTAATGGATGTTCTATCCGCCTGCGTGCCTTCCAGGTTTCGGTAATCGCCGGACGTCGTCTTCCATGTGCTGCCGTTGTCAGTCGAAACATGAACACTGACGGTGTCGGTCTGCGTAGCGGCATTCGTGACAACATTTTCCATCATCAGAATGTGCTTGTAATAACCGCTCGACGCGATGCCGGTGAACGTGACGGAGCCGGCGGGGCTGGCCAGGATCTGGCTCGGCGCAGCAACCTCGACAGCGCCACCGGCGGCAAAGAACAGATTGCCGCTTCCGTCCGTCGACAGGGCCTGCCCGCTAGTTCCATCTGCAGCCGGAAGCGTGAAGGTGACGTTGCCGGCAAGCGTATCCGGAGCTTTCAGCCCGACGTAATTGCTGCCATTGTCGGTGTCTTCCGGCAAACGAATGGAGGCGCCGGCCGCCGATGTTCCAATGACCGAAAAGACGCCGGCCGCGACAGACACGCCGGTGGACAGTGCGGTCAGCGTCGCATGCACCGGCTGGTAGAGCCCATCGAAGTAGGCCTTGAGGAAGGTTTTCACATTCGTGAAAGTGATCTTCTTCACCGTGCCGGATGCAGCGCTGTCACCCAGCAGCAAGGTATCCGCATTGACCGGGGTCGTCTTCGACGCCGCCGCATTTACGAAATCCTGGACATTCTCCCCTGCAGCCCCCCTTGGAATGCCGATGTTCAAGACAGCCGCAATGGTCGTACCGACATTCGTTACCGTGGCCGAAGCGCCGGGCGAGAGCGTCGTTACCGTGCCGATTTCCATCGTTCCAGACGGCCCTGTTGGACCGATCACGGGGCCGGCATCGATCTCGCTATTATCAGTCATGACCAGGATAAGGTGGCCGTCGACAACCTCTGCCGTCGCGACAGTCACACCCGGCGGGCCGGTGAGATCCGGACCAGAAACCCACTCGCCCGTCGTGGGCGAAAGAAGCTCAAGCGATGGGCCGTTCCAGCGATGGGGAATGGAAACCGCCGCAAGGGCCGCTTCCACAATCGCCTTCATCTGCCTGATGGCACCCGCATTTGCGATCGCCTGCTGCACATAGCCCTGCGCAAGTTCACGCGAACGGTCGGCCTGCTTCGCAAATGCCTCTGCGCGTGCCGATTCAGTCTGCGCCATGGGGCATCCTCATATCTTTGATGTGGGATCAATCGGCCGCGCTAAGGTCGGCTTAGACGTCGTCCTCAAGAAATCCGGTCGCGATGAACGCTGTGCCCAATGCCTTGACGATGACGTTGGCGGTCAGGACAAGCGTGAGCGCGGTTTCATTCGCGCTTGCCGCGCCATTAAGCGCTACCTGGTCGGTGCCCGAGACGGTCGAGGTGGTCGCAAGGGCGCCCTTGAGGATGAGCCGCTTTCCGGATGGCACCGTATAGATGGTCGCGGAGTCAGCCCAATTGCTGGCGATCAACGTGCCCGCAATGCGAAACGTTCGATTGGCCTGTGTGCCGTGATTAAGAATGGTGACGGATTGAGATGCCATGTGGGCTACTCCGCGTAGAAGAACATTTTGCCGTGGTTGGTATTCCCGGCGATGAATAGCGCGAGATCACCAATGGTGAACTTGCCCGCAAGGGCCGTCCCCGCATTCCACGACGGGATCTGGATGACCGTGGTCAACGTGATCGTCGACAGGTCGCTGAGATCGCGAGGATTGGCCCACCCGCGACTGCGGATGCCCGAAACTTCCTGCTCATACAGCCAGGCGCGCGATGTTCCCGCATAGGGCGGAATGATGACAATGTAGACGCCGGCGCCATTGCGCTGGTACATCAGGCCCGTCGCTTCCGAACTTATGATGTGGGCAACCGGCGGCGTGACGAACAGCCATCCGACGCCGGAACTGACATATTGCCCCAGCTTCCCGGATTGCCCTGCCCAAAGGCCTGTTGCATCCGCAGCCACCAGATAGGTATCACCAGGTGTCGGCGACACCGGCGGCGTTGCCAACGTGTGGCTCTTGACGGCGATATGATAGACCCGGAGCGGATGAAGGATATTAGTGCGAAGCGCGGCGATCTGCTCGTTGACATAATCGTGCGACGCATAGGTCGTGCCGGTCACATTCAATGTAACGTTGGCTGATGCGGACACGACGACGATCAGCCCAAGCGTCAGAATGTGTTGGACGCCCTCGGTGATCAGGCGCTTTTCTGTCGCCGGGATAGAGGCGACAAACATCAGAACGCCATTTTCGTCCAGCAGCCCCGCCTCGCGGATCGTGAACCCGCCGACGGTCTCATCGAGAACAGCATCGGCTGTCAGCAAATTGCCCGCGTGATCGATGGCGGTCAGCGGCACGGTGGCAACGGGGTTCACCAAACCAGTCTGCGTCTCGAGCGGTGTGACCGCGTTACCGAAACCGTCACCCACAACCATTTGGGACAGGACGATTGGGTCGCCGCCACCAATGGCAGCGGTAACCGCCGCCTGCCCGGCAAGCGTCGGAATTGCGAAAAAGGATGCCATTTGCGGTCCCTATGTCCTTGGGTAAACACGAAGGGTCTGGATCGACCGAATTGCAACGCCGACAAAGACCAGCGCGTGCGAAACAACGGTCTCGACCTCGGGAAGGCTGCCGATGCGCAGGACCTCAGAATAGCGTGGAATCCCACCGACAAAGATCACTGCGGCATCGGTCCTGCGGATGGGCTCGATTGCGTCGAGCTTGGTGTGAAGGTTCTTGGCCTTGTTCGCCGCGCGGATGAGCGCGAGGTTGTCGGTGTTGAACCATTCACGATCAGGGTCGATCGTCACGGTCAGGTGGAAAGTGTTGGGCTGCCGCGGCGGATCGACCTCGAACCACTCGACGACCTTCACCTGATACCCCATCGCCGTCATGACACGGTCGATGGCGGGGCGTGTGCCCTTCGCCTGGTGGATGGGAAAGCTCTCGCGTGTAACGGCTCGTTGCCGGGCCTCTGGCCACGATCCCGAGAACTCATCGACGGAGCGCTCATCGGCCAGATACGGCAGCCACATAATCGGAGCGTCGACATCAGAACGGGATGCCGAGATGAGTCGGACAGGATCGCGCGCGACGAGGTCGGCGTCGACCAGGTCAATAGCGTTTTCCAGTTTTGTGGACGATTGCGCCGGCAGCAACGAGACAATCCACTGCGACTCAAAGCTGGCCGTCCACCACATCAGCGCACCACAGTCGTCAGAGTTATAGCGCCGGGGACCGGGATTTCCAGATGGGTCGGAATGACGTCATCTTCCGATACGACCACTTCGTCGATGACGGGCAGCCCATCGGTCCCAACGAGGCTGAGCGCGGCCTGCCGGCCTTCCTTGGAGACACGCTGCCAGATCCGACGGGTGCGCTCCTGATAGGCCTGCAGCTGTGCAAGTGCCGCCAGCCGCAGCGCTTCGGCGTCACCATAGGCGCTGACGAACAGAGTGGCCGTCGTAGTGTAGACCAGCGGTTTCGCCCCAAAGACTGTCACCTTTGCCCCAAGTGGCCGGACGGATTGGTGATTGCGCACCGGACGCACGACGGACGAACCATTGGCATAAACAACAGCGAAGGCGTCGAGGCGATCCGCGATGACATCTAGCATGTTGTCGGTCGGGACGCCGTTGTTCGTCCGGCTCTGCACCACCACAAGAACTTCGCCAGGTGAAACGAAACCGGTCTCCGGTCCAATCGCCAGCGCGTCGAAGACACCTTCATGGGCGTCCAACGCATGGAACACATAGGCGCCGGCAGGACCGGCGACAGAGAGCGCTTCCCATGCCAGCCGCGCACGAAGACGAACGCTTTCATCATCCTCAATGATTTCAGGGATTCCAAGTGCCGGATCTGCGAACTGGACGATGCGGCGGAGCACGCCGTAATCCGCCGCACGCTGGTCGAGCATCGCCTTGGTGGCTGAACCAAGATAGGTCGCTGCAACGGCATCGTCGATCTCCAGCCGCCGCATCATGTCGCGATACGCTGCCGCCTGTATCGTAATCATCGCCGGATCTGTTTCCAGCATCTGGACGTCGTACGACAGCCCGGCCGCCGACATTCGAGCGACGAACGCGTCGCGCGACACCTGGAAGAGCGTTTCGAACGGGCTGCTGGCCAGAGCGGGTGGCTTGCCCAGCGCAAGGAGCTCTGGGGAGGCAAACCGGCCCGAGGAACTGATGGTCATACCGCGCGAACGCCCCTACCGTCGAATGTCAGAGAGAAATTCACCAGCCGCTCGACAGTCTCGTCGCCGAGATGTCCAAGCGGCCGGTAATCGACTTCAATCCCGAACCTGGCCGTGCCGAGCCGGATCTGCTCTGCCGATCCTTCGAACAGGATGCGGCGCACCCTGAAGCGCGGTTCCCATAGGTCGATGGACACCACGATCAGCTGCTGGAACACCATCAGCAGATCCAAGCTCACCAGCCGCCCGATCAGCTCGATCAGCCCGGCGCCGAATTCCCGGCGCATCACGCGATCGCCGAGCCGTGTCGAAAAGGTCACCTCGACGCCCTGAAAGGCCGACTGAAGGTTGTCGATCGCCTTGCCGGTATGCCTGTCCATGCCAGCCATGTTTCAGATCCTCAAGCGACCGGCCCGGTCGTTCCGCCGCCGGGAGTCACGCCGGTATGGCTCGAGGTCGCACCGACATCCTTGCCATCGTGCAACTGCTGGCCCCCGGTTTGGGCGAAGCCGCCGCTGGTAAAGGCGTAAGTTGCCCCGCCCACGGTCATCGTCAGGCCATCGGGCGTAAATGTGTAAGTGGCGCCGCCGATCGTCATGGCGAGCCCCTGCGCCGTTTGCGTGAAGGTCGCCCCGCCGATCTCGGTCTTGAGAGAACCGTCTCTCACCGTGGCCTTGACCCCGGCATCTTCGAAGACATTGGCCTCCATGTCGTCATTGGGGCTCGGAAACTCGTCGGAATACCCGGCCGGGACCAGCAGCGCGCGCGACAGGTCGCCGCCGGGCGCAATCGCCACGACCCGCTGCCGGTTCTTGAGCGGCATTGATGTCTTGCCTGTCTCGGGATGCGGCACCCAGCTCGACAGGTACTTGCCTTTATCGTCCTCGCCGAAATTGATCCGGTAGCCCTTCGCGGCATCGCCTTCCTCGACGAAGCCTTCCTTGATCGTCCGGCTGTAAGCGCTCTTCAGCATGTGCAGGTCGCGGATGACAGGCTGTAGCGCGTCGGCCACGATCTTGCCGAGCATGGATCCGAGGTCTTTCATGCGCCGTCCTCATCCGGATCGGCCACAATCTCGACATCGTCGAGACCCTCGATTGCGGCAACCGCAGCGCTGAAGGCATCACCCTCAGGGTCGATGGCATTGAGGCCGAGTGCCGCGAACGCCGTCGACGACAGCGCCGCCGAGGCCTGAAGGCGCACCGTAGCGTCGCTACTCGCAGCCTTCGCGAACAGATCGCGCCAGATCGTCATGATGTCGGCATAATCAGAGATAGCGGCAGCGGCGGTCAGGATCCTGTCGATATCCTCGGGCAGCCCCTCACCGAAATTCGGCTCCGCGATCGCGGTGCCGTCAATCTCGTAGACCCGGGCGGCATATTTCCGACCGCCTTCGGGATCGGTGATGCGGATATCCTTGACCCGCCCGATCAACGGCACCAGCTGCCGGAACCGGTCGCCCCATTCGTTGACGGGATCGACCAGTGCCTGCTTCCACTGCCGATCGAGAATATTCAGCGTCGCCTCGCGCGCCGCGTCGGTCGATCCGATCTCGGTCACGATCTCTTCGACTTCCTCGCCCGCGACCGAAACCACCGTGTAGCTGGCCTTGGTCGCAACAACGACCTGGACATAGAGCTTGAACACGCTCGTGCGCCCGAAGAAGCCACGGTCGTATTTGTCGTTCTGGTCGCTCTCCTCGATCGAGCAAGCGATGACAGGCTGGTCGCCAGCAAAATCGATCGTGCCCATGCCCGCGATGTTGCTGTCGAGCACATGCGGCCCGGCGAGCGTGTGCCCGCGGATCGCCCGCACCATCGCGATCTGGGCGAGCTGGCGAACAAGGCTCATCAGCTCACCTCAGACACATAGAGGATGACTGCGCCATTGCCGTCTTCGCCGACCCGGACGATCTCATGAATCTCGCCATTGGCGCGCTCGATGCGATCGGTCTTGGCCGGCAGCCACGCGAGAACCTCGCGCGCTATCGAAAAAGACGGATTGCTTTCGGCCAACACCATCAGCGGTCCCATCTTGTCGCCACCGCCGAGCTTCGGTGTATCAAGCGCCTGGTCGAACCGGGCGGCAATGTCCTCCATCACCACCCGATCCGGGTCCGCCACCACCTTCATCTCCCCGGCATTCATCGGCCGGATCATCACCACCTCGCCAAAGGTCTCGCGCGTCTGGCGGACAAGCCGCGCTTTTGCTTGAGCGAGGTCCATTGCACTGATCCCTGTTACGCGTTCGACTTCGCGCGCAGCAGCATTTCCGGACGAGTGCAGATGAACAGTGGATAGCTGTAGATCTCGATCCTATCCCACTCTTCACGGCCGCTCTTGTCTTCCAGCAGCAGCCCGTAATACTCGCGGCCACGTTGGTTGAGATAGGGTTTGAACTCGCTCGCCGGCGCCCAGCCAACCTTGAAGGCGCCACGAGCATTGATTGGGAAGAAACGCGCCTTGGTGCTCTCGATGGCGATTGTTTCGCCGTCGTCCGTCCCCTGGTAATTGATGAAGACGACACCCTCGATCTCGATCGTGGAGTATCCCTCTATGTTTTCCAGCGTCGCCGCCTTTTCCGTCCCGATCTTGGTTTCTTTGATCTGCTTGTGGTTGATGAGCAGGTCGAAAAAGGTGTCGCCAACCAGAGCACCGGCCTTGGTGGCAGGCGTCCAGACGCCCTTGGCGGCCTTCTGCATGGCACGCTTTACATCACGGCACTTCTTGCGAACATCGGTCGCATCGTTAGTGAGCGCGAAATCGATCTCCGCAGGCTCGCTGATACCCCATTCAGTATACCAGTCGAAGAGAACCGTCTCGCCGTCCGCATCAAGCACTTTGCCCTGAATGGCACCGAAGCGCATGTGTTCCCAGGTGAGCTCGAGATCGTCCATGATCTGGCCTGACCGATCGGTGACTTCCTGGGCAATGTCTTTGGTCTGCTCATCGAAGGGAAGTGCCGCCACGCCGGCGAGTTCGATCGCATAGACTGTCGATCCCTTTGCCAAGCGAACGGCATCCCATTTACGAAGCTTTGCGCCCTTCGGGATCAGTTCTTCAGGTGGCGCGCCCATCTCCGACGTCGGGATCATGACCATTGTCCCATCCCGGCTCGCCACGGCGATTGTCCGCGAGCGGGAATAGATCGGCTCGAACAGGCTGAGCGAGCCGAGCAGCTGGGGCTTGAAATCGATCTTCTCCACGATGTCCTCGTGGAATTCGATCACGCCCCAGGCATTCTGATTGAAGATATCGGTAACCAGAGCCATCTTGCTCTCCTATCGTGCGATGATGCCGCGAGCGGCAATAGCGGCAAGAGCCGCAGCCTTGTCGCCGTCGGAAATGGCGTTTGGCCAGGTCAGCTCGCCGGCCGTGACCTCGCTGTCGCGGGCAGTGATCGTGCGGCGAACATCAGCACTGGTCGCGTCGCAGCCCTCGTATAGGATAGCAGCCGCCGTCTGGCGCCCGTCCGTGCCGGCAATAGTGAGCGGCGCATACTTGCCGTCGTCGTCATCGGCGGCCTGGCTGAGCGTTACCGTGAAGCCGTCGCCGACAACGAAGTTGGCGGTGGCATGCGCGATCGTGAACTTGATCGCCTTGTTGAATGCCGCGCCGCCGGTCGCCGTGCCGACGATCACGCCGTCGGGATCTTCAACCCGAAACTTCGACGTGCCATCGGCGCCGCCGACCGTGCAGTTGAGTTGATAGACGCCAAGCTTTGCGCCGGCCGCGAAGGCGGGATTGGCAAGCGTCAGCGTGCCGCCGCCGGTATTGCCGGCATTGGCCGCCTGCCCTGCGGAAATCGTACCGCCGGCGGTAATCTTGCCAAGGACGGCGCCAGCCTTGAGAGCACCGGATCCGCTGACGATGACGATCTGCTCGCGGGACCGGTAGCCTTCAGCTTCGGAAACGAGGTAGCAGCCCGTTGTCCGCAGATCCTGAGTAAGGGTGTTGGGCATCGTTTGCCTCCTTTACCGGCGCTTGTTCGTCCGGGCGACAGCGTTCGCCAGGACGGACTTGTTATCGTTGTTGGGCTTGTCGCCCGTGGTTTGGGTGAGGCCGCCGGCAAGAAGCCGCTGTTCCTCGTAGCCGGAGGCTGCCGCGCTTGGCTTCGTCGCCGCCACGTTGGTCTTCACGAAGTTGACGACAGCATCCGCACCCATGTCGGGCGACTGACCGGCGAGGTCAAAGGCCGCCGCCATGCGGCCGCCATCGCCCTTGATGCCTTCCGCGCCGAGGATTGCGTCCATCCGGTCGCTCGCTTCCTTGCGGCCGACAGCCTTGCCGTCGGCTTCGGCCTTGCTCACAGCGGCCTTGTGATCGGCCTCGGAAATCCCGGCATTCATTCCTGCGCCGGGTGCAGCAGTCACTATCGACATGGGATTATCCTCCATCGTCGTGGTTGCGTTTATGGACGCCTGCGCGCCCGGCTCATCCGGAATACCGGCATCCTCATTCACCCCGGAGCCAAGGGCTCGGGCGATTGTCTTCATCAGGTCCATGGTTTCAGCCTTTGTTGACCGCCTTGACGAAGGCGTCGAAGGTGATGGTCGGATCGGCAATGGCGTCGATCAACCCAAGCCCGACAGCCTCTTTCGAACTGTAGGACTGAGCCTCGGTCTTCATCGCCTTCGCCTTGGGAAAGCGTGGCCCGCGGCCGCGACCGACGATTTCTGCGAAGCGCATCCGCATCTCGTCCATCTGCAACTGCCAGCGTTCGGCGACATCGTCGGGAAGCGGCTCCAGCGGATTGCCATCGGCCTTGTGCGCGCCGGATTTCAGGATGGTGATCTTCACACCTTCCTTCTCGTAAAAGCCCGAATAGTCGGCGTGCAACGCGATGATGCCGATCGAACCAGCGCCACCGAATTCGGGGGCGACGATCTGGCGGCACTGCGAGGCGAGCAGATATCCGGCCGAATACGCGAAGTCGGTCAGGATCGCGATTGTGGGCTTGATCTTCGAAAGCGCCGCGATCGCTGCGGCGGCCTCAAAGGCCCCGCTGGTTTCGCCGCCAAAGCTGTCCACTTCGAACACGACGGCTTTCACCGTGTCATCCCGAGTCGCCATGGTCACCTGGGCGATAATGCCCTCGTAGGACGTGATACCCGACGATTGGCCGACGAAGGTTCCCTTGTGAACAAGGCTGCCTTCGATAGCAATGACGGCCACATTACTCTCGACATAAAGCATGACGCCCTGCCGTTCGGCGCGGTACCGGCCCATGAAGTCGCCGATGCGACCGGCTGTCGGACGACCGTTGGCGAAGGCCTGATGATCGACGGCCTGCCCGCCATTGGCGATCAGAATCTGCGAGCCGGAAATGCGCCCGCCGAGCCCGGCGAGAAACGCCTCCGCCTTCCGCGGATCATACATCAGCGGCGTGTCGAACAGCCGCTGTGCAATATGACCGTAAGCAAAGGACATGAATCTACCTCGTCAGTACCGCATGACTTTGCGGTAGCGGGCACGCTGGCCCGTCGTTTTCAGGGTGCAAGCAGCCGAAAGCCGCATCAATTCTTTGTCGAGCTGACCCATATTCCCTGCGCTCACCCGCATCATTTCGCGGCTGACCGGCGACTGCAGGGAGATTTCCTCGACATGCTCTCCCGCCAGGATCTTGAGCTTGACGGCATAGAGTGCCTGGTAAAGCGCACACGGATCATCGACATCGACGACGGCACCGTTGATTGTTACCGTGCTCATGCCGCCTTTTCCTTATTGTCCTTGCCTTCCTGAGAAGGCATGGAGCCAGCCTTCCGATCGAAGGGGCTCGGCACGCCGGCAGCGACATATTTGTTGTGCCAGTTGACCCGGCTCTCGAAGACGTCCTCCGGATCGAGACCGCGCGCTGCGCATTCCACCTCGAGCGTCGACGTGCCATTGAGCACCCGCTCTGTCACGGCGCGGTCACGCTTCTCGTCATCGGCCGACGGCTTCGGCGGGGGGATCAGCTCTGCCCAGGTCAGCGCCTCGCGATTGGCGGCAAAGACCTCATGACCGGCTTTGAACGGGATACGGCCCTCACCGATCTCCTCATCGAGCCAGCTCGCGAAGGGCACCAGATAGTTCGGCGCTACGATCCTGTCGGTCCGACGCACCGCCATCGGATATACCGAGGCGTTCTCCATATTGGTCGAGGCATAGCTCGCCGCCTCGAAGTCGAGTGTGTAACCGCCATACGAGACGCCAAGCGCGCGCGCCGTGTTGCGGTTGATCGTCTTGCGGAACGGCGAGTATTCCGGCCCGGGCACCGTCAAGTTCTTGAAATCGAGGCCTTCACCTGGCGCCAGGTTGGAAATACCGGGCCGATCGCCGACCTTAATTTCTCCCTCTGCAGCCCTATCGAGCTGTGCCTTGAAGTAGTTCAAAAAATCCGTTGCGACCGCGTCAGTCCCAACGGCGCCAGCCTCCTTGAGGGCCTCAAGGCCTTCGAACGCGTCGACGCTTGGCCGCTCGGACGTCATGACGATCGCATACATCGTCTGCAGGAACATCGTCTGCGCGACGGCATCGTCGACATTTTCGCCCATCAGATAGGAGCGGAACGTAGCGGCGAGCGGCGAAATCCCGCGCTCGTCCTCGGCTGACACCGGATCGAACACATGCACGAAAAGCTGCCGGCCCGCGCGATCATAGGCCGGGAAGTCGATCTTACTCGTGAAGCCACGCTCCCGAACGGAACACCGATAGGCGGAAATCCGCCCGTTGTCGTCACGGATGACGCCCTGGAACATCCGCTCCATCTCGCTCGTGTCCTGCACGATACGGGTCGGCGAGAATACGGAATACTTGGTGCCCGTCCGAATCCCATAGCGATTGCGTTGACCGCTCCGCATGAATTCGACAACGCCGGCGCTCTCGCCGAAGGCAAGCCAGTTGCGGATCGACAGATCCGCCTGCTGCGGGATCGTCCAGTCGCCCTTGCCATGGCACTCGCGCCTGTCCCAGCACCAGATCCGGAACCGTTCGCGCACCAGCCTCTTAAATACCTTGGCTTCCTCGGGCGAATAGCCGAATGGCCCCAGATTCGGCTGATAGTTCACCAGGAGCTCGACGCCGCAGCTGTCGGCGATCATCTGGTCAGCTACGCCCTTGAGCTGACCGGAATTCTGGATCATGTCCATCGCAAGCCCGGCGGCCCTCTTCCACACGCGCCGCACCTCGTCGCGATGCTCGGTCAGCGTCGCCGGCCGCGACCGGATCACGGCCGACTGCGTATCGCGCAAATACCCCGCCTGCGGCCGGACCGGCTGGACGCTATGCGCAGCGCTGCCGGCCTGCACCCTGACCCTCGGCTTATCCGTCATTTCCGCTTCTTCCACCTGTTCTCAGCCGGCTTCTGGCTTGCCACGGCGACAGTCTCGACGACTTGCGTCTCTGTTTGTTCAGCCTGTGCGGCCACCGCGACCGGTGCAGGCGATAAGAGATCGACCACATCCCTCGGCTCAAGCGCGGCACGAAGCCGAGCCCAGGCGTCCCGCGTGTTGCGCGACAGGCCGAGATGCTCCGCCATCGCCATGCCGTAGACCCGGCAGTCCAGGAAATGGTTGTCCTCGCGTAGCGGCTTCCAATCTTCGCGGAACTTGCCGTTGACAATCTTCGATTCGAAATACTCGGCTGTCAGTTGCTTGAAGAATTCCTCGCCGAGATCTTTATGGAAATGACAGTAGCCCGACGGGTCGACAGCCTCACCAGCAGCGAGACCGGTCTTGTGCAGGTTGCCGTAAAGCTCCGCCTTCAGTGCCCAGGTCCCGACGGGCCAGACACGGGCCGCACCATACCGCCGACGCTTTCCTCCCTGGGTCACCGACTTCTTTGTCGGCACGCTGATGGCAGGAACCCCGCGCCCGCCCTGCCCCTTGACGGCATAGGCATTGGGCGTTCGCCGGCACCACTCCAGCACCTGGTTGGTGCGATATCCGGAATCGACCCCAATGGCATCGAACTTCCGGAGCACGCCATGCGCGTCGGGAAATTCCTGAGCCACAAAATCGGTCAGCAGCGACCATGCGCCCTGCTGCGGATTGTCGGTCGCTCCCTCCAACAGGGTCGCCGTGACGTTCCAGCTCTGGCGATCCTCGCCGAATGTGATCGCCTCGACATAGATGCCGTAGCTCTGCACGTCGGCCCCGGCCGTGAACAGAAGCCCGCCGGCGGGTATGGTACCCGGCCGATAGTCCTCGCGTCGCTCCATCAGCCGCTGATGCTCGGGCGCGTTGCCCTTCATCTCGTAGGGCAGCCCCCGGATCAGGTTGAAGTAGTCCTTCGCCCCGGCCTCGCCCTTGCCTTCCGTCTTTAGGAAGTCTTCCGCGATCGCCTCATAGCTCATCATCAGTGACATGAAGGCGTCGACATGGAAGCCCGGATGCCGGTCGATGTCGTTGAATGTCGGGACGTAGCGTCCAACCCGGACAGCCTGCACCCGCTCCATCTCGCTGATCTGATGCGTGCAGTGCGGGCATTTCAGGACCGTCTTGAACGGCTGCTTGCGGTCGATCAGCAGAAGCTCATGCCCCTGCACCAGTTCCTTGTTGCACTCGGCGCAGCGGATGTTCCAGAAGCGCTGGTCGGATCTACGGAAGGACCGGTCGATCCGGCAATGTCCCGGCAGGTCGCCGAGAGCATCGCCACTGTCGAGCTCGGGCGTGGAAAGCTCGAGGATCTTGTACGTCTTCTTGCGCCGAAATGCAGTGAAGCGACCGAAGAACAGCGCCTCCGGATCGGTTCCGTCGGTCAGTTGCGACCACTTCGACACCTCGTCCTTGACGCCCCAGCGCGTTGTGTCGCCGGAGAAGTCCATCTTGGTGTTGGCGTTGCCGAGGTAAATTGCGCCGCCTGAGAACTTCTTTTCGTAGATGTTCGAGCCGTTGCCCGACCTGTCCTTCGCAGGGAAGATGATGCGCTTTCCCGTCTTCTCCTGCCACGCGTCGATCAGCGGCTGCAGCTTGGCCGAGTTCATCTTCTTCAGCGCGTCGATGCCTGGCACGCCATAGAGCGCATTATCGGGCGCCATCTCGGCGAGATACAGCATCCACGCCAGGCCGAGGATCGACACGCCCGTCTGCTGCGACTTCCGCACCGTGACCAGATTGCAGGGATGCTCGACATCGAGGCATTCGGCGATCTCGACCAGATAGGGCGCATCGATCGCGGACCAGAACTCGCCTTTCTGCGGCCCGTCCACCAGAACAATATTGGTCGTGAGCCACGACGCAAAAGGCGTCGGCGGTACCGGCCTTGATGCCTGCGACAGCGCGCGGGCAAACACCCGAGCCGCCCCCGGATGTGCATTCATCCCTCGCCGTCCTCGATCAGCGGGTCGGCCTCGGGCGACGCATCGGCGATCGCAGCAAGCTTGTCGGCGATCTCGTTCCCGAGCTCGAACGCGATCCTGCGCAGCAGCACACGGGCACCACTGGCGCCCTCACGGGACACCGCATGGGCAACATCGTCGGCCCTGTTCTGCAACCGCGCAACCACAAGCTTGATCTCGGCTCCGACCATCAGCACCGCGTCGACCATCCTGTCTTTGCGGATCAGCTGGCCCAGTTCCTCCTGGTGCCGTATCTTCTCGCGGCCAACCTTTAGCCACTCCGACTGACGACGCGCCTCATTGAGGCTGTCAGTTGCATCCGCGAGCGACGCCTGAGGCTGCGACTGCTCGGTATCGATCGACCTAAGCGGCGCGGAGGCCTTGAGCGGATTGACGAAGCGCTGACGAAATTCATCGTAGTGTGCCAGGCTGACCTTGATCACCCGGCCGCGCCCATCACGCTCGACCGGCGTATCAGGCTTCGCTTCAAGCAAAGATTTGATCTGCTTGGAGACGGCCTGCTTCGAAACGCCATCACGAGCGGCAACCTCGACGGCCGACCACATGATCAAGGATGGATCGCTCATCTCAGACAACCGTGACAATGCCGGTTGTCAACTTCGACAACCCCGACAACCCAATTTTGCAGGGTCAAAATCTGAACGAAACCCGGGCCGTTATCCGCCCGCAGGGGGTCGGTTGAGGGGTACGGTCCCTTGCCCCGGGGGGTGGGTGTGTCCCTCCCGCCACACCCTCCGAGGGGTCAGCCGAAGATGCCAGGGGCGATGCGACCGATCTCGTGCATGATCCGAGGTGGCAGTTCGCGGTTAGCGACATCGAGGAACGCCTGCGCCGTCGCACCCGTAACCATCTCGGCCGGGATGATGACACCGCTGTCCACCAGCTCCAGTGGATCACGGCCCGAACCGGTCCGTCGGTAAACGTGGCCATTGAGCCCTTTCGCCGTCTTGCGGTTCGGGAAACGTCCACCCTTCATGAAGGCGCCCGCATAGAGCTGGCGTTGGCCACGCGGCGCAGCCGTCACACCCTTCCTGGTCTCGCGTGCTGCGAAGAACTTCAGCGAGATATCGCCGCCACGCGTGGTCATGACATATTCGAGCGATGAGAAGTTCGCCCGTCGCGTCTTGACGGCATTGCGGATCACCTTCTGCTTAAGGCCCGTTTGTCCCGCCAGTTCGCGGATGACGACGGTGCGGGCCTTGTCACCCGTGTGATTAATCGCCCGGCGCAGCGCCGTGTACTTCTCGTCGCTCGACAGCCGACCCATGGCATTCTGCACGCGTTGCAGGCCGGAAATGTCCTGCCAGCGAAGGCGCAGCATGCTCATGACGATGCCCTGAAACGCCGAAACCCGCCGACGTTTCCGTGGGCGGGTTTCGTGATAAATTTCTACACTTCCAAGATATGTCAAGTTTTTGCCGCACACAAGCAGCCCCTCAACATTTATCTTGAAACTATTTCAACCACTTGGCTCTGACACTCCAACAGCCACGGTTCGCGAACAATCGAGAACGGGCGAATCTCATGGCTCTTGAGCGCACCTGACAGGCGTGCTGCCACCCGTTCGACAGCCAGCGTCCAAAGATACCAGTCGATCCGAGCCTGCACCGCGCCGCCAAACGGATCCGCCGTGCGATACTTCCTGTAAGCGCCGCGATAAGGCCGCCCTGCCCTTGCGTTGAAGCCTTCGATCTCGTGCAGGTGCTCACGCCCAAAGCGATCGATATAGCGCTCAGTGCGAAACCATGCCGGCTTCCCGGCCCGATCGACCATCTGGAACTTGGGCTGGGCCACGCGCCACTCCGGCTCACGCCCCATCACGGCATAGGAGACCAGCAGCGCGATCAGATGCGCGTTCATATCCTTCGGGTCTCTACCGGCGCGAAGGGCGAGCACATCGCGCACAGCGTGGCCAATGGCGGCATGTGGATCATAGAGGTCAGGGAATGGCTGCCATCCCTCGGGAAGCTCGAACCGCTCGGCGGCCAGGAGCATCACGGCATCCGCCGCCGCAGTGGCGTCCGGATGCACGACGGTGCTCGCCATCTGGTCGAAGGGCGTCGAGGAACCATCGACGAAGCAACCCAGGCTCCCCACCGTGGCAATACCGGCCCAGGCTGACGAACTTCCGCCACCGTCGCCCATCCGTTGTGCCGGCGCAAGCTCTTCACCGAAAGCCCATTTCAAGAACGGAAGAAGATCGATTTTCATTCTCTGACACCCTTTTCAGATGATTTGGACAGGTAGGACAGAAGAGAGTTTAGAAATGGACAGATAAATGGACATGTAGAGATCGAATAAAGCAATAAAATCAATGGTTGGACATGTAGGACAGATAGATGCGGGGTTTATGTGATACGAGACCACGTTGCCTTTAGGCTTTTCTATACGCGCACATCATGTAAACCTCGCAGCTTGCTGTCCTAGCGGTCCAACTTTCGCAACATATTGATTTCATTTTATCTTCCCGCACCCCTTGATCGGCGCTATCTGTCCGCCGCAGCTCGCTATCTGTCCTAGCCGTCCGCGCCCCGCACCCCCTGACCAACGCGAAAGGACTGCCAGCCCGCCAGCCGTCCCCGCTATCCAGCAAAGGGTCCGGGTTTCAGGGATCGAACGGTTCGTCGTGCGCCATCGAGGTCGGCGAGTAGCGTGCGCCGCCACTCGGATCCTCGCTCTGCGCGCGGAACTCGTCTTTCACCCGCACGCCGGCATAGTATGTGCCGTTGCTGCGTTGCCGCCAGAATTGGTGCATCTGCTTGTCCGGCCCCGGCCAGCTCTTGCGCGTTTGGTCTGGTAGCCGTCGGGAAAAGGTGGCCTGCTTGAATTCCGGAAGCCCTTCCCGCTTGGCAAAGGCGCAATAGCCATTGAACATCTCTTCCGGGCTTTCCCGGTCCTCATCCTTGCCGGTGATATGGCACCCATTGCGCAGGAAGGCCCCGATCGGGTCGCTCTCCTCGCGATATTCGGCTGTCGCCATGCGGATCTTGTCGGGAACCTTCAAGCCGCCATTGAGATAGTCGAGGCACCCGCGCACCATCCAGCCGAAGATGCCCATGGCTTCCCTTCGGAGTTTTACAGGAAGATCCTGATCAACCTCATCCTCTGGAATCTGCACATCGAACGGCACCAGGAAGACGCGCCGCCATATCCCGTCGGAATCGTCGTGAATGACCGGCTTGTGATTGCCCGACAGGATGATCTTGAACTGCGGCTTGAGCTCGAAAAAATCCTGATGCAGCCGCCGCACGCTGATCACCTCGCCGCCGGTCAATGCCTTGATCAGTGCATCCTTGAGCTTCACCCCCATTTCCGGCTCGCTCGCTGCCACCAGGCGCGCGCCGGGAAGCCGCGCCAGGTCGGGCGTTGCCTCGGCGCCTGCCCGCCTGCTGTCCCCGGCAAAGCTGTCGATCGACATGGAGACCGCATAGTCTCCCATCAGCTCGACGATTAGGTCGATCAGCGTCGATTTGCCGTTGCGGCCGGCGCCATAGAAGAACAGCAAGCATTGCTCGATGGTGATGCCGAGCAGGCAATAGCCGAAGAACCGCTGCAGGAAGGCACGGATATCAGGGTCCGGCAAGATCCGTTTCAGGAAGTGCTGGAAGTGCGGGCAATGCGCCTCGGCGTCAAATTCCACTTCCGCCAGCTTGGAAATATAGTCGAGCGAGCGATGCGGGTCGCGCCGCACCTGCCAGGGCTGATTAGGCGCCGGACGAAAGAAACGAAGCGTGCCGGCCTTGCAGTTTAGCGCATAGAGATCGCGATTGAGGTCGTCGACCTCGATCGAAAGATACGGCGCGGCCTCGGCAAGCATGTTGTTGATCCGGCTGGTGCCGGCAGCAGATTTCGCAAAATTGTGCCGCGACGACATCCGGCCGGCACGGTCTTCCTGCACCTTGCGCATCCGGGTCATGTCCGCCTCGAGCCGTTCCAGCTCGGAAAGCTGCTCGGCGGTCCATTCCTTGCTTTTTTTGCCCAGCGCCTTGATCGCATCGGCCGCCAGTCGGCCGGCCTCAATCGCCGCCTGCTCATCCTCGCTGCAATCGAGCTTGATGGCTTCGTCATCAATCCAGATCGCGGTCTTGTGCGCCAGTTGCCGGGTGAAGGCGCCGGAGGCGTCCTCCCGAAACCGCATGCCGTCGAATCCGTGCCAGCCGACATGGGTCACATGGCGAAGAATCATGCCGTAGCGCATCCGCAGCCGCGTGCCGAGACCGATATCGGTTTCCGGTTCGTCGGCACATTCTGCCAGCAATTCGTCGGGCGAAAGATCGAGGGCATCATCCTCGGCTTCCGGCTCAGCGACCGGCAAAGGGTCCGGGCTTCCGGCATAGGCACGCCGCTGCTCTTCGGCGATGCGCATCATTCGGAGAACCGCATCCGGAATTGCCTGTGTATTTCTCATACGAGCTCCCCGAAGCGCGGTTGCACAAGCAGATCGCGTATGATCAAAAATTGTGATCTACATTCAAATGAGATGGGGATGGCA